CTAATCCCACAGATTGACCATCGGGACGGCTTCGTTCGTCCGAGCCAATTCCGGAAGAACGATTTCTGCTCCCACCGGCAACGGCATCGAACACGCCGCCAGCCCCGGATTGGCGTCGAGCACCTTTTCGACATATCTACTCTCGTCGCCATAGACCCGACGACATATCGCATCGAGCATTTCGTTCTGCCGTGTGACGTAACGCTGGGCCATGGATCATCCAAACAGGGTTTTGACGATTGCGATCGGCGAGAAGCTGCCGCCGGTGTAGCGCCGCAGGCGAATGCGAAACACATCCTTGCGCGGCAAACCGGTCGCATCATGGAATGACTGGTCTTCCGAGATGCCTTCGATCACATGCATCCCGTAGACATTGCCTCCCAGGGTAACGAGGGGGAGCACCATGCCGTCGACCGCCGCGCTCCGGATGCCCTCAAGCGAGGCCAGCCCGCCGAACTCAAGCGGGAACACGACGCCCTCGATATCGACCACATCACTCTCGCCGCCGGTCCATTGCAGCCGGTTGAGACCACCGACGGTCGCGATGTCGACCCAGCCGGTTGAGAGATTGCGCCGCAGGCCCCTGAAGCCAAACGACAGGCTGTGGAACATGAAGGGCCCGAGGGCCATGGGTACGGGTCCCGCCATCAATTCGCTCCGTCGGAAAATGCGCCGGCGGCGATCTCGCTGTATTTGCGTGAGAAGGCCAGTTCTGTTGCCCGCGCTATGGCGTCGGGATCAGCGTTGGTCTGCACCTGAACCGAGATCGACACATTGGGGACCGGCGCCGGATTGGTGACGCGAACCTCCTGCACGCCGCGTGGCTGGGTTTCGACCGGCCCGGCGACCGACACCTCGCCGGTGCCCGCAACATTTGCCTTCATGCCGGTCACATTGGCGGCCCAGGCGTCGAGTTCCTTGAGACTGCCCCAGAGCCGGGAGATGTTCTCCCAGGTCGAGACACCGGGACCGCCGGTCTTTTCATCGGCATTTGCACGCTGCTGCGGGGTATAGATCCGGTTGTTGAGCGCGCCGAGCCCGGTATCGATCGCGTATTCACCAGCGGCGTAAAGCACCCCGCCGACCAATCCGCCTTTAACACCTCCCCTGACGGCCTTCCCAAAGCTCGACTTTGGCGGACCAAAGGGAGCGGTACTTGCAGTGCCCGGTTTGGCGCTTTCCGGAATGGCCGCCCCCACCCCGCCCGCATTCTTGATGGCAGACAGCCCGCGCGCGATCCTCCAGATGCGCGAGCCGATGATGAGCAGTCCAGCCCCAACACCTGCCCATTCCAGCGCAGACAGCCCTTTGAGGTTTTCGACAAACGCACCGAGGCTCTCCGCTCCCTGAACCGCATCGATGAGCTTTGCGATCGCGAGAGCCGCAAGGAATATCTGCCCCGTTCTGGAAAGAGCAAGAGAAGCTGCCCCGGCAGCAAGGCCAAGAAGCGCGCGGCCGGTTGCAGCGATGACCAGCGCCCCACCAACCGTAAGCCCGCCGTTCAGCCTCGAAAGCGCACTGCCGACACTGGTGACGGCTTCGCCAAGATTGCCGGCGGCTATGTTGTCAGAAAACGAACGCAGATCACGCCCGATCCCGCGGAACTGGTTTGAGAGTTTCGCCAGCCCGATCACCCGCTCATCAGCGTCGCGCAGTTCGCCCTCGAAGGCCTTTCCGAACAGAACATCGCCAATGTCGTTGACGAGTTCGCGAATGCCGCCTGTTCCGCCATACCCGATGCCCGCCATGAAACCGCTGACGGATGTCTTCACGTGGTCCAGAACACCAACCCGCTTGTCCAGCGTGTCGAGCACATCGCCAATTCCGAGCCCAAACTCCTTGATGGTCGGCAGCCAGCTGTCACCGATGCCAATGCCGATACCCCGGATCTTGTTGCCGATCAGCTGGAGAGCATTTGCCGCCGTCTCCGAGCGAACCAGATACTCCTCGAATGCCGAGCCGGAGTAGTTTGCTTCGGTTCCCACAAGGGCAAGCTGCCGGCGCAGCTCCCTTGTGTCGGCGATAACAGGCAGCAGAGCCCTTGCCTCATCACCGAACAGGGCCGAAGCGATGCTCGCGCGCTGCCATTCGGGCAGGGCCTGAATCCGGTCGAAGACATCCAGCGTCGTCTTCAGCGCATTCTTCTGCATGCTCTTTGCAGTATTGACGGCATCAAGACCGAGCGCCTTGAACGCCTGCCGCTGCGCCTTCGTCGCCTGCTCACCGCGCACCAGCGCGCGCCCCATATTGCGGAATGACGTGGCAGCCACTTCGCTCTGCGCGCCGGCAGAGATCATCGAAGCACCGAAAGCCAGTGTCTGCGTCTCCTGGTAGCCGAACATCTTGCCGTTTGCCGCAACGCGTTTGGCAAAATCGACAAGGTCCGGCGCTGCAGATGCGGTGTTGTTCGAAAGATGGTTGATCGCATCCGCATAAAGCCCCAGCCCGTCCACACCGAGATTGAGCTGCGTCTTGATCTTTGCGAGCGCTTCGCCGGTTTCGGACTGGGAGGTGTCCCATGCGACCGATACCTTGGTTGCCATCTCGGCAAAGCGACCGAGCTCATGCAACGGGACGTTCGACTGCCCCGCCGCCGCATAGATGGATGCTATGCCTTCAGCCGTCACCGGCAGCTCTTTCGACATGCCGATGATTTCGGAGCGGATTTTCTGGAGCTGGCCCGGCGTCCCGTCTACAACCTTCCTGACATCGGCAAACGCTTCCTCGAACTTGATGGCAGCGCCTACGGTTCCCCGGATGCCCTGCGACACGCCGACATAGCCCGCACCCATGGCCACAAGATTGCGCACCGACCTGCCGACCGCCGCGCCTGGCTGCGTGCCGAAGAACGAATTTCGTGCGCCCTTTCGCTGCAGAAGATCCAGCGCTCCGCCAATACGGCGCGCGGGCCCGGTGACGCGATCAAGCAAGGATACAATCAGACTGGCTGTCTGGGTCGCCATTTCAGGTGGTCCGCTTCAGGAGTTCATGGAGGGCATCCCGCCAGCGGAGCGCTTCCGCCGGCGGCATCGACACGATCTCGGAGATCGGCGTGTTGAGTTCACGGCAAAGCTGGGCGGCTAGCCGTCTCCACCCTCGTCCGGGAAAACCAGAAAAGGGCGCAGGGCACGATCACAGGCCGCGTAGTCGGGCAGAGACAGTTCGGCAATCTCGGGCTGGGTCGCGCCGGAAAGCTGCGCCATCATTACGGCAGTGGCCGCATGCGGGCCTCCGTCGGCCGTCACGCTTTCGATGACCAGAAGATCGGCAAGCTTCGGCTCACGGAACGTGATCCGGTCCGTCTCCTTGCCGCTAATCGTGTAGGAGCGGGAAAGCCTGATCTCGATGGGTTTCGTCATGGCTCCCTCCCCTTAGACCATCAGGGCCGAACGGATGGCAGCCGTCTGCGAGACGCCACCAATCGAGACGGAGAATGGGTCCATTTCGATGAGCGTCTCGCCCTCCACCTCAAGGCGGTAATAGCGCAGCGTGATGGAATGCTCGCTCTCGCCGGCTTCTCCCGGTTTCCACGTGCCGTGGTTGTTCCGAACAAGACGGCCGCGAATATAGGCGGTTGCGTTGATCACCGTGCCATCTTCATGCGCGAGCGCACCGGTGACCATGAACTCGCGTTCCTGACCGACGGCGAGCCCGAAGAGCCTGATCACCTGCGGATCAAAAGCCGTGAGCTTGAACGATGCCTCATTCTTCTCATAGCCCATGGGCACATCAATCGGCATGACCATGCCGGCATTGCGGATCTCTTCGAGCTTCTCGGCCGGCACGGGCAGCGAGATCTCGCTGGCCTGGCCGATCTTGGAAACCCGGTCGGTAAAGATGGTGCAGTTGCGCAGGATGTAGCGCGGCATTTCGCTGGTCGACATGACCATGTCCTTTCATCGATGGTGGATCGGTTCGCTACGGGCAGATCAAGCGGCACTAAGCCGCCTGTGCGCCGCCATTGAGTTCCTGGGCGATCTGGTCGAGCAGGAGTTCGTAGCTGACGACGTTGCGATAGGTGTTGAGGCGGATGTCGACCATCGGCGCCGGCGGCTCGAACTTGACGCCAAGCTTGACGATGCCCTGCGCGAGTTCCGTGTCAGTGTTGGCATCCAGCAGCCAGACGTCGTGTCCGGGCAGGATCGCCCCCTCGCGCTCCAGCATTCGCAGATGGGCGCGGCCGCCTTCCAGGAGGAACCGCAGATTGGCATGGGTGAACGGTCGGTCTACGAACTCGAGATAGCCCTTTTCGAGGGCTTCGTTGACGGCATCCGCCGTGCGCCGCACGGAAACGAACTGCCACAGCGGGTCGCTTGCACAGGTCCAGACGCCCCAGAGCCGAAAGCCGGTGTTGTCGATGTTGATGATCGTGTTGATCCGGTTTTCGTTCAGATAATTCGACTGCTCGCCATATGCGATCGGTCGATTGACGCCCGTGATACCGGAAACATCGACGTTCGATGCGGCCCACCAGTAACCCTGCTCAAGATCCATGCGGGCCTGACGGGCAGCAAAGATCGAAGAAGACGGTTCCGGTACATTGGCAGCCAGGTCGCGGTCGAACTTCAACACTTTCGGGTCGCAGATAAACACCCGCTCGGAATTGATCAGTCCACGATACTGCACCGCGGCCTGATCGGTCGTGTCTGGCCCGTCCACATAGACCATGCTCCAGAGCCGGTCCGCGACACCGGTGAGTTCCGCCACCACGGGGTTGAGCACAGAACCGATATTGGCTTCTGCAGTCGCGCCGGTTCCGTCGCCGGCAATCGTCACCGTAACAGGGCCCGTGTAGCCATAGCCGGGTTTGGTCACCACGATGGAGGTAATGACGCCACCATCGACAAGCGCGATGGCCTCTGCCCCCTGCCCGGTCGTGCCGGCAATGGTGACCGAGGTGGTTTCCTGCGCATATCCCGAACCACCGACCTGCACCGACACTGAGGCAATGCCATCGGCGGGCGAGGTCTGTGTAAAGCCGGGGGCGATCAGGAGCTTGGGCTTGTAGAGACCGTCAGAGGTTGCACGCATGAATGCATGAACACCGGTAAAGGCGGTCCTGTCGCCGACAAGGTTCGCCCAGGTGGCAGGCGTGTCCGCGCCTTCGGCGACACGGACCATGACGATCGGGCACCCGACCTGATCGAAGATGCTGTCAATGGCGCCGGGCAGCGTGCCATCAGCGCCGATGCCCTCGGCATCACGCGGACGCAGCAGCTGTACCGGCTTGTTCAGCGGGAACTTCGTATCGTCGGCATCCTCTGCCGTGCCGATCAGTCCGATGACCGCTGTGCGGGCGCTGCGGACAATCACCGGCGTTTCCGCCGACTGAATGGCACGCGTGCCATGGTGGAAGGACACAGAAGCCATGCTGGCTCTCCTTTCTAAGTAGACGATGTTTGATGTGAAAAAGCGCGCCGCCCCGACCGGAAGCGTCCGCATATAAAAAAGCACGCCAATGCGGACGTGAAATTCACTTGAGCCGAGGGGCCACCCAATTGGCCTAAAGCGAGATTGACGCACTCCACATCGTGTCAATCTCTTCCGGCGTGAGGTTCAGCGCGGTTCCGATCTGCGAGATCAGCGAATGCGTGCGCTCAAAGGTGGTCGCATATTCCCATTCGACCTGGGCAATTTCGCGCGCAGTTGGATCAGCAATGCCATCAACTGCGGTCTGCACCGATGCCAAGGTAATGCCGTTGGCGATCAGGCCAAGGCGGAGCTGTCGGGCCGAGAGGGGCGGCATTGAGGCACGAAGGTCCTCCGTTGTTGGCGGCACGTAAGGGGCCACCGGATTGCCTGCGTCTATCCACTCGGCCACGGCCTGTGCAACATGTGGCCCCATACCGTACGGATCATCGGCGCGAACCGAGTATTCAGCATCAGTAACCGTCTCTACGACCTCTCCGTTAGATGGATTGAGCAGTTGGTAATCCACCACGGCGATGTGGTGATCGGCGGTTGCGGTAGCCCGGACGTCTTTCAGTTGAGTGAGATTGGGTGTCATATTCATGTCTAGGCAACCCTCTGAAAAAGTGTACTCTGCCGGTCATTGTGCTGCCCCCTCGCGCGCCACGTACCGGCAAGTGTGGCCCCGCCGACAGACACGCCGTACGACCCATCTGTAAATGAGCTGCCCGTCATCGCCCACAAAAGGTGGGAGGTTCCGCGAACTCGAGTAATCGCACCTCCCTCGTTGACCAAAACATTGGTGCCGACTGGAAAGTTCAGATTGTCGCGGACGGAGCCTGTGTAGACCTCATTGCCAAGGTTCAGGTGCGGCTGAATGGCCGCTGCGGCTGCCGCTGCAGTGATCGGGCGCAGGAACGGGTCACTATTGCTACCCCGCATCATGAACTCTTTGTTTCCGGGGGCAGATCCTGATACGCCATACGCGCATCGAAAGAGGCGCGCTTCCAAGTCGCCTGCGCTGTTTCGCTTGGCGATCGAGTAGGCCGTGCCTGTGTAGCTCTCAACCGCGCCATTGAGCTTCGCGCTGTCTACGGCCTTGGCTTCCGCTGCCAGGAAACTGGAGACCGCCGCGTAAGCCGCGCTCCCCAGGTCACCGGGCTGGACCGCGCTATCTGCCTTGGTTCCCTGGGCGGCTGTGGCCGCTCCAATGGCAGCCAACAGCGCAGTCGCGCCGATCGCGCCGGTGAGACCCGCAACGGATACCACGCTTTCGGTGTTGTCGACCTTGTCCCAGCCGGTGCCGTTTGAGACGACCCAGTCGCCTACTTTCCACTCGTCAATGCCGCCGATGGACGTGGCACCTGCCGTTGCAACCTTGAAGTACCATCCCTTGTTGGAGGCATTGGCGGCCGGGATGGTGGGTGCGTTGGTGTTCGCGTTCCAAGTTCCCTGGTAGGAGAGTGCACCGAACACGGCGGATGGAAGCTGCCCGGCCGGAACTTTGCCATCTGCTCCCAGCGACGCGAATCCGTTGGCAAGCCCTTTCTGGTCCGCGTCCTGCTTCGCAGCAAGCGCGGCGGCCAGCCCGGTGATGTCGGAAACCACATGCCCATGGCCGTTCTCGGATTTGAGCGCGAGCGACACGAGAACGTTTGCAATGTCCAGGTCGATACCGGTGATCGCACCGATCAGGCGCGCAACATCATCCTGCAGCTCATTTTCCTTGAACGGCAGCGGATAGTTCCTGTTCGGCGTGGTGTTTTCTACAGGCATGATACCCTCATCATGGTGCGCTGATGGCGCGGAAGTCGTAGGCCATGGGACGGGCGGAAGGCGTTCCCGTCAGCGTGATGCGAAGCCGGCCCACCGGATTGGCGTCATGCCCGTCCATCTGGTAGCGCCGTTCGATCCAGCGGGGATCCGTCAGTGGGCTTTGAAGAACCTGCGGCACAGCGGTCCAATTGTCGTCTGCCGCGTCCGCCTCAAGCGTGATCGCCGCCCCGCTGGGAATGTTGGTTTTCAGGTAGGAGATCAGTTTGATCGCCGTCCCCATGTCGAAAGCACGGGTGATGTAGGTGCCGGCAGTTCTCACCTTGCCAGACACCGCCAGCACCACCGGGAACAGAACCGGCGACACCCTTTCAGAACCCATCAAGACGGCTCGCACCTGCACCGGACCGCTATAATAGTCCTGCCGCTCCCATGCCTGGCCGGGCTGCAACATGGTGATGGAGCCATCACTGAGCTCAACCTCGAAATGCATGGATGCGGCGGCGGTCGGCAGCTCAACATCTGCCCGGATAACAAGGTCGCTCATGTCGACAGCGGTGAACGTGCCCACATCAACGGTTTTGGTCACAGGCGCAAAGCGCGCTTCAATGAGCTGGAACGTTACGTCTTCGCCCTGATGCGGTGTCCAGGTCCGTGCGTTAGCAGAGGTGAGCATGGTGCCAACTGAATAGGGCTGCGCAGCCACGGGCATTTGCGCCTCAGTGTCGAAGTCGCCCAGCGCAGCCGTATGGATCGAGTGATCTGCGTCGTCCGTCTTGATGACGAATGCATACTCCACGCCACCAGAAAGCCAGACGGGATAGGGCAGACGGATTTCCGTCCATTCGCCAATCACAACCGAATGCATGGGATGCAGCACCTGCGAGATCACCTTGCGCGTCGGGATGCCGTTTTCCACCTCGACAATCTCAAGAACAATCGAGTTGTCGGGGTTGCCGATCTGACAGACCTTCACATTCACACCGGCAATATGACGGCCGCCGACGAGCATGAAGGTCTGGGCAATCGGGTCTGAACTGCCGTTATCCCATTGGTTCGGATCATCTCTTGCGATCCGGTCAATCTGTTGCGTAACGTCGCGGCTGACAGTCGTGGTGATGACGCGGCGCAGCGTGGTGATTTCAACAGAGCCCTGCCCGATGAAGACGGCTTCCGCCTCCGAGCCACCCGCTCCCTTCGCATAGACCAATTTCGACCCGGCCGTAACGTTCTCGGGGATAGTGAACGTGCCCGAGATTTTGCCTTCGGGATCGGCCGTAACCGGCCCGGCCGGCGTAATGTCCAGATCATCGAAAGACAGTTCTTCCAGAATTTCCCCGGCGAAGAAGCCCTCGATCGAATAACTGATTTCGATCTGGCGTAGGAACTGCAACAGTTCTTCGCGCTGATCCACCGTTCTGGTTTCTGCCGTCTGACGGCGCGTCGTCGTGGTGGTCTCGGAACCCCATGCCGTGCGGTTCACCTCGGTCTGCACGTCGACGGGGACGGCCACGGCCTGCGTGCTGTCGGACGTCCATTCCGTTGCCGTCTGCGTCCAGTAATCCACCGGCGGGTTGATCCGCATCTGCGCCGGCATCGGCTCGAAGTTCATATAGGGATTGATCTTCGTGCAGCGCGTCGCAAGCGGCTGTTCAATGGCAACCTGCTCGGTCCAGTCGAGCAGCGCCACGTCAGGCAGGTTGATTGAATGAAACGCCGGATCGATGGCAAGGCGTACCAGCCCGTCAAACACGGCGGCTGTCTGTGCTTCGCCCTGATCGCGATATCGATCAGAGGTGAACGGATCGACAAACACACCGTGCTTTGAAATCGGCTCGCGGCTGTCGATATCGCGCTGCAGGCGCTCGAGCGCGGTCAGGTCGTAGAGATCGATCAGGCTGTTATACATCCGGTCGATCTTCGCCATGGTGTAGGCGCGCACACCGATATTGCGCACTGCCGGCCTCTCACCCCAGCGGTTTTCGATCATCGCCAGTGCAAGAACGTCCGCCGGCACTTGCGGCGGCAGCGGATTGGAGCGGCTGGAAATGCCCTTGATGTAGACGGGCGCGCCTTCTTCATCGAGCCCGAGAACGTCGATGCGTGGAAGCTGGAAATCATAGTCGACGTGGACCTGACCACCATTGACACCGCCGGCAACCCTGATCGTTGTTGCCGTGATTTCCGTTGGCAAAACCGCGCCAAGGAAACGATATTTCACGGTGTAGGAACTGCCGGCCGCCGGCTCGGAACCACCGGGCGCCCAGGAAACCCGGTCACCGCTGCGGGCGTAATCCGTACCAGCCGCATAGGTCGTGCCGCCCTGCTTCACTTCCATGATGGCCGTGACGCCGGTGTTTGCCAGAGTGTCGAGCCCGCCGGCCGTCCCGCCCCGCGTCACGGTCTCGGTGACTTCCTTTTCAACCAGCACCTCGTTGATTGTGGCAATCGGTGCATGATTGAGCGTCAGCGTCGTCGGGTTCGCCCCGAACGTGTGCACCTCGGTCGGGATCCGCGAAAGATCGGACTGTTCTTCCTCACGGTGGCGCATAGCCGCTTCACGCGTCCGCTTGAACCCGTTGATGTTGGCAACACCTGCCTCAATCGAGAACACCTGGTCGCCGGCATCCTTGCCCAGCGCCGTCACCCGACAGCCGTTGACGATGTAGTTGCCATTGGCGTCATAGTCGTAGACCGCAAGCTGCGCATTGATGCCGGTCAGGTTCGGGGGCGGCGTCTGGTCAATGGCAACGCCGTCTTTCAGGAGATAGACCTGATAGAGATCGCCCTCACCTCCATCGCCGGCAAAGCCCCACTGCAGCGAGACGATGCCGCGCGCGGCTCCCGGCTCACCCTCGGACATGGATCCGGGATGGAGCCCATGGAGCGCCGGTTCGTCAATCTCGGTCAGCCATTCCTGAACCAGCCGCACACCGACGCTCACGGCGCCGACCATGGGAACACCGACAAGCATTGCCGCCGGCACATCCAGCACACGGCCCGCAACATAGATGCGGCCGGGGACAAGCGAAACGGTTCCGGCGTCCTGGTCGATGATGATGTCTGCACCCTCGACGCGGTCACCGTCCCGCGCGACAAGATCACCAACGGCCCTCAGTTTGCGGTGCGCGATGGTCTGCGCTTCAATCATCTCGGCGGCCTGGCCGATATGTCCTTCCCGCGTGACAACACTGTCCCAGGTCGGGAAGGCCGACGCCCGGTCATATGCGCCGGGCAGGCCGCTTTTGTGTTCATATGCCATGGTCAAATCCTGAATATACCGCGCATGCGCTGCCGGTCTGTTTTGCCGATCTCGCCTGCACTGGTGGGAAAGTCTCCGACGATCACGCCGCCCGAAAGCGTGTCACCGTCCAGCCACTGAACTCCGGGTTTCGTCTCCGCCGGCGGCGCACCGCCAATCACCAGAGACCAGGAAGCGAACGCATCGCCCTCGCCTTCGCCGAATGCGGAAAGCGCCTCCACAAATATGCGTGACGTGAACTCTTCTGCGGGCTCATAGGTGGACCCGCCCGCCTCAAACCGGCCGGCGAATGCGGGGATGACGCAATGGACCGAGCGCGCTTTTCGATAGCCGATGACGCTGCCGTCACTCCGCCGAAGCACCGCCCAGAACGATTTGCCGAGAAGGCCGGCGGCAATCGCCTGCGCACGCGCTTCCTCGCCATCTGATGACCATTGGATGCCCGCCGTCGACCATGGGAACGCACCCCACGCAAGACCGCTCCCCACCACCGGTTCGATCCAGACACCGAGCGCCGTAAGCTCGGATTCCGTGAACCTGTGTTCGCCGCCGGCGGGCTCATGTGTCCGTCCGAATGACCATTTGACGCCGCCCTCATGAAGCCGAACGCCTGACACATCGCCCCAGATGGCGTTGCCCCAGGCCGACCAGCCCCATTCAAATTCCCGGACATTGTATCCGTCATAGCCGCGCCAGAACTCGGAACGCGCAGGCTGGGAAAGCCGGACCACCGCCTCGATCGTGTCGAGGTGAGCCTCATCATCGCGGACCCTGTCCAGATCGAGCTCGAACAGGTTCCAGCGCATGCGTCGCGACGGCGCTTCATGGATCAGGTCATAGGCATAGCCGATCCACGAGAGCGCGCGGCGCACACCCTCCGGGGTTCCCCTGACACGGCTCCATGGCACACCATAGAAAATCACGGTCGCGAGGTCGGGTAGGTAAGGTGTGATGGGCCCCAGCCCATATTCCATCACGAGTACAGGAAGGATGCTCTCGTTTGGTGCGCGATATTTGAAGGCATGGAGCGCCTCGATTGCCGGCGCAAGCTCGGGCCGACGATCAAGGGCTGCGGAGACGGCCTCTTCGGCCGCACTCGAGCTTGATGGCAGGAAGTGCTGGCGTTCACTCACCGTGCCCGCCCCTGATAGGTGAGATCGATGACACCGAACTTCGCCGCCTGATAATCGGCCATTTCCAGATTATCCGTCGGCGCAGCCAGTTCGACACGCTGGACACCCGGCTGGTGTAGCGTCGCGATCAGCCAGGACCGGGTGACATCGAAGCCCAGTCCACCCTCACCCGCCAGAGTTTTGCGCAAGCTCACTTCGAGATTGTCGAACACGGTCTGCGGCGCGTCCGGATGGAGCCAGATGTCGGCAGCGACGTCGATGATCGCCGCCGTTGCCGGAACCACTTCAACCCGATCCGAGATCACACGGACATCATCTGCCGTGACAACGGACCGAACGGCATCGAGCAGTACCTGATCTGCCTCCCCGTAATTGTCCGCCGCCAGCACCGAAACATACACGTCCGGCCTGTTATGCCCGCGATAGACGGCCGCGTCCCTGACGCGCGGGCTCGCCCGCAGTGCCGCGGCCCGATACCAGTCGGCAGGCCCCGCCGTCGAACGCCCGATAATGGCGGCAATCGCGCGACTGCGCAGCGCATCGTCCGTTTCCCCGTCAAGGCGAACGACATCATAAAAGCCCGCAAGATGCTCAAGGTCAGCGCCCTGCGCATAAAGGAGCAGGTTCGAGCGGGCTGCATCATTGATCCGCGCCCGGAGGAGCATTTCGCGAAACGCGCAGGCCTCGGCGACGATCTTGACCGGATCGGTCTCAAGCATGCCCACGTCGTAATCGATGCCGGCGGCGAGAAGGCGTGCCCGCACATCCGCGAGCAGATCCGCAAGGATGGCCTCATAGTCGACGGCCTCGAACACCTCCGGCCGGGGAAGGTTCTGCAACACCTGCGCCATTATCGGCTCCTCTGGCCGTCATCGATTTTTCTGAAAGGTGAACGACGCCGACTGGTCGCTTGCGACGGTGAAGTCGCCAAGATGACCCTTTGGGTAATAGAGCCCTGAGAGGTCGAGCCGAACGCGGCCTGTTTCATCTGCTTCGGTGACCTGGCATCCGGTCACCGCAAAACGCGGTTCCCAGCGCGCGATGGCCAGCACGACGGCGGTGTAGAGCGCCAGAATGACCTGATCACTGAATGGTCGATCAATCAGGTCCATGAGCTCGGATCCGAACTCCCGCCGCATGACGCGTGCACCGATCCGCGTTCTCAAAATGACATCGACGCTCTGCCTGACATGCGCGAAGCCCGAGAGGGACTGCCATGCAGTCTGGTCGATGCCGGTGCCCATTCCATTCACTCCGACTTGACGATGTCGGGTTTGGCGACGGCCTTCCCGCCAGCCTTCTTCGAAGAGGATGGCAGGCTCAGCTGATGCCCGCGCGGCGGCAGGAAGGCCCGGGCTACACCGTCGGGCATCGAAACTTCCTTGTCAGAGGCTTCAAACCACGTCCCGCCATAGAACCCGCTGGTGTTCACGATCACTTTCATAATCAGCTCCTGTCAGTCACAAGACCATTTTTGAGCGCCGGAGATCAGCGATGCGCCGCACGCCGTCCTGTCCCCGTGTCGCGCGATTTCGCTGCCTTCGCAGAGCCAGCGGGATGAGCCATCAACGATCGGATTGACGCCATGGATCGGGCAGGCGTAGAGATCACCGCGGCGCGCGATCAACTTTCCCTCGCACCACCAGCCGGACGCCGAGGAGACGACCTGCCCCCCATGCGAACCCGCATCTCCAAGCCTGACGATTTTGGGCATCAGCGCAGGTGGCCGCTCTGTCCGACGAGTTCGATTTTGGGCGCAACTACCCTTGCCTCGCGCGCACCAATGAGGATGCTCACGTCCTCATGGACGACCATTGCTTCCGGACCGTCGTGCGGCCGCGGATTGCTGTTGCTCGGCGTCGACATGTCAATGACGGCGTCTGTCAGATCCCCGCTTTCGGAAACGAGATCGACCTGCTCCCCCACCGTTGGCGGGATATGGGACTTGATCCCGCCGGCCGCGATCTCCTTCCACGGCACCCATGGCGAGAGGAACGGCCTGTCGCCATCAGAAATCCGCACCCGGGCAAGACCCTTTTTGAGATCCAGCTCCGCTACAACGCCGGTTCGCTTGCGGTTGCGGCCCCGCCGTTCCAGTTCGGCGATCCTGCGCTCCGCCTCCACGATCCGGTCGATAAAACCAGCCATCTCTCACGCTCCCGAAGTGGTGACGAACTGGATCGTCGCACCGGGAGACACCTCGCCCGCAAGCATTGCGGTGAGTTCCTCCAGCGTGAGACCATAGCGCCGCCGGGTTCCCTGATCCGCGCCTTCAGCGCCTGAACCAAGCAGCGCATTGATCGAGGCAAGATAGGGGTGGTTCTCTTCCTGCATGGCACTCAGGAGACGGGACCAGATGCTGGTGTCCGCAATCTCTTCGCCGAAAACAGGGTCTGCAAGCAGATCAAGGGTCAGGACGATCTGTTGCGCGGCAATCCGCACCCCCTCGGCATCCGAGGCACGGCGGCGGTCCACCCTGACCACCCGGTTCGAAAGCCCGCGCCATATCTCTGCCCAGGCGTTATCCGGGTCGGAAAGCGTATTGGCGATCTGCCGCCCCACACTGTCCAGATAAAACTCCATCGCCGCATCGGTGGCCGGAATGCCGATGCCACCAAGAACGGTTTCACCGGTCTCCTGATTGAGTTCCGCCATGGTTGTGGTGATGCCGTATTCAATCACCAGTTCCGTCAGCCCTGCCCGGTGCAGCGACCGGCCGCCGGCCTGATCTGACGCTTCGCTGCTGTCCACATAGACCGCGATGAACGGCTTCTTTGCCTCCGTGCGCAGTGCGCCGGCACCGTCGACGTCCAGAACACCGATCTGGCTGTCCAGCACATTGTCACCGACCAGCGTTCGCCCCTTGATGGCCCCGATCGTCGCCAGTCGAACAGCAATCCGGCTCAACATCAGACTTCCCCCAGCTGCACGACGAGACGCGTCATATGGCGGTCGTCGACACCAAGCACCTCAAACCATGGCTTCCCGGAACGCTCCGTGGCCTGCACGCGGTCCCCGACATTCACGACAAGATCCGGATACGCGATCCGGTCGACATGCAACTCGCCCCGTTGTGCCGATATCCGCGTTCTCCATGACCTCGTCAGACTGCCCGCGGCACTCGTTTCCTTGCCCCCGCCAATGCGCAGAACCGCCTCGATGGCGCGCTGTTCGCGACCGGGATCCAGCCTGCCATCCTTCATGAAGGAAAAACGCAATGGCTCGGCCATGACCAGGTCGACCTCGCCCATGAGTTCTTCCGCAAGCCCGCGAAACCCGGAGCGCATGCCGGCTACTCCGCGGAAGCCGCGCCGGACGCCCCGCTCTTGCGGGCATCGGCCAGTGCCCGTTCAGCCTCATCAAGCGCTGCCTGCGCCTTGCCCTGACTTTCCAGATCCTGGGCTGCCTCAAGGGCGGTGCGGGCATCTTCGACGGACTTTTCCAGATCCGTGAATTCGGGAAGCGGAGCCTCCACTTTCTTCTGCGCAGCCGGCTTCATCTTTTCGGCGTCATAGGCAAAGCGGTCATCCGTGAGTTGCCGTCCATAAGCGACCGGAACGCTGACCGGCTCATGAGGCGGCACCGTCTTTTCCTTGCCGCCCGTGATCTCTGCAGGGAGTATCCCGCCGAACGGAAAAGCAATGCGCATTGTCTTCTTGGCCATGGGTTTTCTCCTGATTTCCGCATGAGAAAGATCTGGTCCGGGCTCCGGGTGGCTTGCCCTGCCCGGAGATTTTTCCAATGGGGAACGGCCCCGCGCATCCCGCGCGGGGCTCGCTACCTGCCTTTACGGCTTCACATCAGGTGAGCGTGAGTTTGCGAAGCGTGCGGGGATTGGTGCAGATCGAGATCGCGTTCATCTGCACTTCGAGGTTCCGGCCCTTACCGTTCAGCGTCGGGAACTGCTTCATGTAGAAGGGAACGCCGACGGTGTTCACCGTTTCCTCATAGTCTGCCGGTGCGAACCGGGTCAGGAACAGGTCCGGCACACCCTTGACGATGACACGCGCCTCGTCCGGCGCGATGTAGGGAGAACCGAGATCTGTCGTTGCCTTCGCGCCCGTGCGATAGCGCTCCCAGGTCGCGCCGCCGAACTCGTAGACATCGGGAACATCCTGGCGAAGCACCGCAGCGCCATTGTGGTAGAGGAAGGTTTCCTGAACCGTCTTGTGCGTCCACAGGGCGCGATGGAAATCACGGCCGGTGAAGACATGCAGCCCCTCATAGGGCTCGTCCAGATCATCTTCCAGGCTGTAAACCACATCCTGCCAGAGCGAGCCGACCTTCGTGGTCTCGACATCGAGTTCGAGCGAAACGGCGGCCGGGACGGCGATGCCGAAGCGCGCATAGAGATCATGCATCACCCTGCCGCTCTTCGAGGTGACAATGCCCTTGATGGCGCCGACGCGCTGATGCTCCAGCGTCATGGTCAGGTCACGCGCATGACGCATTCCCTTCCGCAGCACCCGCTCCTCAAGAACCTCGAGCTGATCCTCCGTTCCGAAGGCGCGCACATTCTGCACCTCGTCAGCCTTCACGGCATCATCCCGCTCATAATGGTCGATGTCGAAGGGCACGCGATTGCGGCTCGTGTCACCGCTGGTTTCACCGGGACCACCACGCTCCGACGGCTCGACCAGCGACAGCTTGCCATTCTGCTCTTCGATCGAAATCCGCGTGGTCGTCACGCCGTCTTCGTCAAAGATGCCAAGCGCGCTGATCTGGCCGGGCCGGTAAGGCTCATGGTTGATCGCGGCTGTCATCGTTTCGATGGTGAAGCCCTCACCATCCCAAATATCTACTGCAGGCATCGGCCCCTCCTATCGTGCGATGATGGTGGCGGCGGAGAGCTGTTCCAGCTTCGCCGCGATCTTGCTCGCATTGTCGACCGTCGCATCGAAAACGAGCATCGGTTCCTTCACCTCGGCGTGCCGGGCGATCACAACCGCCTCGACATCTTCGCTGGTGGCATCCACGCGATAGGCGAGAACCGCCATTGCGGTCTCAGCGCCTTCCTTGCCAACGATTTCGGCTTCCGGTGATGCGATGCACTTTTCGGATGCCGTAATCCTGCCGAGCACGGTGCCGGCCTCGAGCTTTCCGGCGCCCGACGCGATGGTGACGACGTCGCGCGAGATCTTCCCGTTGCCCTCCGACAGCACGAAAGCGACGTTGCGTGCGCCTTCCGTTTTGGTTTCCAGCATGGATCAGCCCTCCCTGGACTGCTTGCGGCGCATCGCATAGATCTCGCCGCGGTTGATCGAAGCGCGCACGCGCTGTTTCTGCCCTTCCGGCTGCGCCTGTCCGGATGCGGCAACACGGCTCTGCTCGTAGCCCGCCGGGTTCGGCTTATCCGCATCGTCTGCCGCCTGCGGCGCGGATTTGGGGGCAGCAGCGAGGGCCGCGACCGCTTCATCCACCGACATCTCGGTTTCGTAAGCGAAGTGCTCGGCAAGGCCTTCCCGGTCCTTTGCCTCGTCACTGGTCATGATGGCCTTGATGCGCGCCTTGGCGGCCTTCGCCCCCTCGGCCTGGGCAGTGGCGACGGCTTCACTGTTCCCGGCGGCCGTCGTGTCCGCCGTCTTCTCCTTGGACATGGAGTTCTCCTTCTTGTGTCCGGTTGCAGCGGCGGACGAGCCCGCCTTTTTCCCTTTCCCACGGAGGGTCCAGGCGTTTTTCGCAGCGAGCGTGCGCAGCTCTTTCGGGGCATGTGCGAAGACGCGGTAATCGAAGGCGGCAAACGCCTCTGCCTCATCGCTTTCCGCCGATGTGGCAAAACCCAGATCAACGGCTTCCTCCCCGTTCATCCAGAGCTCCTTCTTCATGTCCTCGCGAATATCGGACGCGGCGAGGCCCGTGCGATCGGCATAGATGCCGGCCATCTCGTCGGCCCACTTGTCCAGCACGCTTCGCTGTTTGTCGTGATCGTCGGCCGTGCCAAAGGTCACCGTCGCGGGATCATGGATCATCATGAGCGAACCGGTGCGCATGATCCGCCTGTCACCCGCCATCGCGATGATCGAGGCAGACGAGGCGGCAATCGCATCGACATGCACCGTCACCTCGCCCTTGTGGGCCGTCAGGGCATTGTAGATAGCAAGCCCCTCATGGACGTAGCCGCCGGCGGAATTGATGCGCACCACGACATCCGTCTCGCGTCCCAGTTCCATCAGCGCGTTGATCACGTCTGTGGAGGTGAAACCCTCATCGAAATAATCGTCGCCGACGAAACCGTACAAAACGATTTCGCCGTCCTTCAGGATCGATCCTGACATGACAGTCTCCAGAAGTTTCAGGCTTCAGATGAAGCGGATGCGCTTTGCGAACCGCCGGCGGCGGCCGTTTCCCCGGGAAGCCGCGCAGGCTTCCTCATACCGCTCGATCTCGCGCTCGAGCGCTTCCAGGTTGGCGCGCGAATAGCGCACCTCATCATCGCCGAAGCGAATGACTTCCGCCTGTCCGCCGGCAACAATCTGAAGCCGCACAAGCTTCAGGTTTTCCGCAACGGTACAGGGGTCGGACACATCGAATGTGCGTTTGCGGATCGTGATGCTCGTGGTCATTCTGCACCAGGCTTTCGCTCGAATTCCTCACCCGGATCGGCAGACGGTCCACCGGCCCGGCGTTCAAACGGCGAGACCATCCCCGCTTCACGATAAAGCGCGTGTTCACGAACGCGCTGCTCAAAGACCTCGTCCGGGTCGTAGCCAAGTTCCGCGCACTCGGCCGCAAGCGTCGACGTTCCATTGCCGAGCCGCTCGCTGGCAGCTTTCGCGCTTTTTCCGTCGTCGGCTGACGGCTTGGCAGGCCCCTGCCACAATGCCCAGCAGACCGCATCACGGTTTGCGGCAAACGCCCGATAGCCACCCTTGAAGGGAATCCGCCCCTCCCCGATTGCCTCGTCCAGCGCGTTTTCGTAAATCGCCTGCGCGATCGGACCGGCTAGACGCTCACGACGCCGCATCACCACCGGCCAGATCGAGGAATTCTCCATCCGGACCGACGAATAGGTCGAATTGCTGTGGTCCATCGTCAGCCCGCCATAGGTAATGCCGATGGCGCGCGCCATGTCACGCGACAGGGCCGACCAAAGCGGCTGGAACTGCGGCCCCGGCGTGCCGGTGGACAGGAGCTTCAACTCTTCTCCCGGCGCGAGATGCGACACCTGCGGATCCCCGCTGATGTTGATCGCACTGTCGGCGGCGCGATCAAACGATGCCGCAAAATAGTCTTCCATCTCGCCGCGCAGATCATCGTCTTCAATGGCGGCGAGCGCCTCAAACGCATCCTTTGACGGTGCCTGACTGGTCAGTGCCGCGGCAAAGACCGTCTGCAGGATGGCCGTTTGAACCGTCGCATCGACAAGAATCTCATGCTGGATATGCTGCCGGAAGCCGGGAGCAATCCTGCTGATCCCGCGCACATCCGTTGCGTCCATCGGGTCAAAGACATGGATAACCTGCTGACGCCAATCGGCGTCATGGGCACGGTAATCGCGTTTCACCCGGATGCCGGTTTCCTTGTCTTCGAGACGGTAGGCAACGGGCCGGCCATTCGGGTCATGGATCACCCCCTGAAACAGGCCTTCCATCTCGTTGGTGTCCTGAACGAGCCGTGTCGGCGGCGACATGCAGACCTTCGTCCCGCTCGTCAGACCGTAGCGCTGCCGTTCAGCCATGGTCATGTAGGACATGACGCCAAGCGCCTCGCCATAGACCATGTCCCAGCGAAGGGCGATGTCGATCATCTGCGGCACGGTGAACTTGCCGCGCAGGTCGCATTCCCGCGGGTTCCACGCCCAGCGTTTCCACCAGCGCTTCACCATCCGCGAAAACTCAACGGTTTCTTTCTGGTCATAGCCGAGCCGCGAAAGATCCGGCTGCGGGTTCAGCACAAGCTCGATCCCCACCGTGTCCGCGATGACCTGATCGACAGCCCCGCGCAGGCGTCCTGAGTTCTGCACAAGGTCATTGGCAATCGCAGCGGCACGCCGCCAGGCAACACGAATATCGTCCCGGCTCGCGCGCAGGGTCGACGGGCGCGTGCTGATCACGGCGGAACGCGTGTCGCGCAGGTAGGACGCCTTCGGCATCGCCTGCCGCACGCTCCCCGCCTTCACCCGTATCCGCTGCTTCGCTGTCATTTGCGCTTTGCCCATTTCTTCCGGTTTTGAGAACGCCGCTCGGCGCGGTCCGACCTGCCCTTGCGCGACTGTTTCGTGAACGGTCCTTCGTCGGCAGCCTCAAACAGATCGGGCTCCGGCTTCCTGCCGTGAACCTCAAGCAGAAGATCCGCCCAGCGATCAGCCGTCAGACGACGCTTGTGCTCGAGATGCCATGCCAGTGCGAATGCGTAGACGGTCGCGTCAAACCAGTCATTCTTGCGACCAACAATCCGCTTCCACTCCCGTGGCGCTTTCGGACTGATCAGCCGCCGCGCGCGCCGGCTCACGCTCGCCCTTGCCTCCTCATCCGGATCGACCAGACGTTCGGCGGTCATTTCCTGGGCGAACTCTTCGTCACACAGGTCCGGCGGCATATGCAGCGTGTTGCGCGGCCAGATGCCCTTTTGATCAGGCCCCTGAACGAGATTAGCGAGCCCGGCCATGATCTCGGTTTTGATGTCGTAGTTTCCGACCGGGTAGAGGAGAACCTTCGCGACCACCCGCCTTCTCTGGTCCCGGATGTCCTTCTTTACCGGCGTACCAAGCCACGGCAGCCCCTGGCTGTGCCGGCCATCGACGGCAAAGACGTTCGGGCGGCCGGCGCAGAACCGGTAGACACGATCCGTGGCATAGCCCGAATCCACGCCCGACAGATCAATGCCCTTCTCCATGTCGCCATCAGTCGGGTAGGCCCGGCCCAGCGCATCCGCCAGTTCGATCCATGCATCATCAACCTGATCGGGCGCGCCTTCGAAGATCTCCCGGTCGATCAGCCAGCGCTGACCACGCGGGCCGATGGCCCAGACCACCCATTTGATGCCATATCCCTGAACGTCCGCAGCCGAGACCACGAGTGCGGCATCGCGCGGAATGCGCCGCGCCGGCGTGCGATACCCGCGCACCGCCTCGACGATCTTTTCCCATTCAACCGCGACGCCGCCAGGATCATAGGGCTCTGCCAGATCCTGCTGGCAGAACACACGCATCTTCGTGGTGTCGCCCTGCGCCTCCTGGAACCGCGCCCATATGTCGGCAAAACGCTCGCGCGGCGCATAGGCTGCCCAGAGATGATAGCTCGGCTGCCAGTCCCGGCACCGCCCCTCAAGCGGCGGGCAGGCCCATTCCTCGATCTCGGACGCGGGAATGGCGTGTGGAACGGGATCCTCGCCCTCGCGGACCCGCCGTGCAATCCAGCGACCGCGGGCATTCATGTCGAGCTTGTGCCCGTCCAGCATCACGCCGTCGCAAACCACGCATCGCAGATGCACCGGCAGATCCTGCTCGGGCTCCGCTTCACGCATCTGATCGAAGGCAAGCGCCTGAAACGTCTCGCAATGCGGGCACGGCACATAGAAGAACCGCTGATCCCCGCTCTCGAAATCCGCAGAGATCTCGCACTCACCCGTGACGCCCGGCGTGGAGCCCTGCCACTCCTTGGCAAGATCGCCATACATTTTCTGGCGGGCCCGCGCCTGGTCTCTTGGGCTGCCGCGGCCGTCCACATCCTTCGGATAACCGGTGACCTCATCCATCGCCAGATACTTGATCGACACCATCTGCAGGCCCTTGGAAGAACCGGCGTTCACGATCTGGCAGAAGCCGCCCGCATAGCGCTTGAACGATGTCGTCGAGCCCTGCTCATCCCGGCTGTTGACCGGCAGCACCTTGTGCGCAATGCGCGGACTGGCCTCGATCGTGGGCTGGAGCTTCACCCGGTTGAACTTCGTCGCCTCTTCCAGCGTGGGCAGCACGATCATCATCGAACCCGGCGCCTGATCCACCACGAAGCCGAACCAGTTCTCGATCGCCGTCGACTTGCCAAGCTGCGCAGCCCACCGCGCGGTCACCCGGCGCGCGGGATGATCCGGATGGAGACAATCCTGCGGCTCCCGCAGGTATGGAACCCGGTCGGTCCGGAATTTCCCCGGCCATGGCGAACCCGATTCAGCCGAGACAACCCTGTACCGGTCCGCCCATTCGCTGATCGACAGATCCTCGACCGGGCGACTGGCTGCCTCAAGGGCCCTGAACAAAACCGCCGCACCATCAGACAGCTCCGGAAACCGAAGCCGCGTTTCATGAAACGTCATGAATGGAGCGCGTCCATGTCGGTTTCGCCCTGCCCAGCCGGTTCTCCCGTTCGGCTGAGCGCGTCCAGGCGACCGAGGATTTCCCGATGAAACACATCCAGACCTGTGCGCGCGAAACCCTTCAGCGCAATGCGGACGGTTCGTTCATCCCAGCCATACTTGAGCGACACCGTTGCCGCCTCGGTCTCGATCGCGCGCTCGAAAGCGCTCTGCATCAGTGCAACGGCATCACGCCCCGCCTGATCCACTTCGGAGGTTGGCGTAAGTTCCTTGCGGCGCTCCGCCACATCCATCTCGCGCAACTCGGCATCGGCCTGCGCCTTGCGCGCAGCGCCATCGGACTGGCTGCCGGCAAACCGCGTGGCCGGTCGCTTCGCAACACGCTCGCCTGCCGTCGGCTCCACAGGGACAGTGCGGATGCGAATATTCTCGCCGCGATGTGCAACGAGCGCGTCATAATCGACCAGGTTCGACTTCCCCGATCTCCTGAGCGGCAACGCCTCGGCGTGCTGCTTCAGATACCGCGACAATGTCGAACGATCCACCGCATCGCCGGCAGCGGTCAGGCGCGTGGCGGCTTCCGTGATCGAGATCCAGTCACCGTGTTCCATCATTCGCTATCCGTGCATCTCACGTGTGCAGCACGTGTATCCGTGTACCGGTTTCAAACCCGCCTACTGACGAAAACCCGGGCGCTTTCCGCACCGTGGGGCTGGCAGGCAAAAATACGGTCCCTAAACCCTGTCGGGGGTCATTTGAGGAGGCGGCCCAGCTCATGTTCGACGCGACGCGGGAGATTGGCCCGTACCGAGGCCTGAAATGCCTCGGCCGTCTGGCCCCTGACCATTTCGGCAGGGATGACGACGCCGCTCTTCTGCTTCTCGACCGGAAACCTGCTCTTCCCAGACCGGAGGAAGACGTGGCCGCCCATGTTGATCGAAACGCGTGAAGGAAACCGGCCTGCCTTGATGAAGGTGCCGGCGAACACCTTTCGTTTGCCGAATGGCGATGCGCTGACACCCTTGCGGGTTTCGCGCGCCGAAAAATATTTGAGGGCGATGTCACCGCCCCGCGTCCGCATGACATAGTTCAGGCTTCCAAAGCTCGGTCGGGTGACCTTCACCGCACGCACAATCACCTTGCGCTTGAGGCCAGTCTGCTTGGTCAGCGCGCGAATGACCTGCGTGCGCGCCATGTCACCGGTACGGGCCACCGCCCTTTGCAACGCATGGGGAGCTTTCTCACCCAACGCGCCGATCTGGTTCTCGAACCGCTTCAGACCAGCAACCGCATGCCACCGGATTGCCAATCCCGACATGAAGCCCTCCATTGCTTGAACGAAAGCCGCGCTCTCCCGGTGCAGCGCTTCTTTTCATGTGAGAGCTGCGCCAGGGACGAAACCAACGATTTCAAGCCCTTGTCCTCGCGCAATTATGCCGCACTACAGACGCTTCTGTTTGGTTATGGAACCTGTAATGTCCAAGAACATTTGCTTCATATGAGAAACAGAATGCTATGGACCATTTCCCGGGCAATTTGGCTTGGTTTTCTGATCGCCGCTTTGGCTCACGTCGCCGCTGCGATAACAGTAATGTTCTTTGATGATCATCACACGATGGGTGCGACCATAGTGCGCTCCATCCTGATTGCTCTGCTTGTTTCTCCAGTGTTGGCCTACCTGCTGTGGCAGAAAGAGAACCAATCCGAAGCAATGGATTTTAGAGAATAGAACACCGTCGCGGCAAAGCTGAAACCGTTTCGGTTCGCTTTGCCTGGGTCTGGCCGGCGCTCGGCGTGGGGCTTTCGCCCACTCGTCCATCAGTCCTGCGATGGTCCCTCTGACGCTGCGCTCAGGATCACCAGATCATCCTGAGCCAGAATCGCTAACGCTATTTGCTCAGATCGGCAAGAGGGATGCTGGTGCGCACCTCACGCCCAAATATCGTCACGAGAACGCGCGCAACATCAATCCCGGTGACGCCCTCAACAACAGCCGGGTGGCTGGCGAAGGGCCCGTGATCGATATGCACCCTGTCACCCTTCTGGTAGAGGCCGCGAAAAGCCTCAACATCCGTCTCTTCACCTTGCAGCATCGCTTTGAGTTTCAACACATTTTCGTCACTCACCGGAAGTGGACCACGCTCGCCAGAAAGTACCGAAAGCGAACCTTTGACGCGGTTCAGCGCGCCCCAAATCAGAGCGCTGGCAACAACACGAACGAAGATGTATCCGGGCAGAACCGGACACTCCTGCATCCAGACCTTTCTGCAATGAGGACGCTTCCAGGGCCGCTTTTCCATGGGCAACCAGTGCTCTACCTTCGCCTCTCGCAAGGTCTTTTCCACAGCTTTGTCGAACCGTGGAACCGTCCTCAGCACATACCAGCGCCTGCCGCTCACCTCCTCACCTGCACCAGCCAGCATTGCTTGAGCCCGACGGCTGACGGACGCCTCACGATTCGCCCTCATCAGGAGCGCAGCCACCTCAGCCTCGGAAAGCTGCTCAGGTGCAATCGGTCGAGCCTCATTCAGCTGCTTGCTGCGCGCCATCATCATCGCCTTTTACCTCGTCTGCCTTGATTGCCGCTTCGAATTTCCTCAGCCCACCCGGCCCACCTGCCGGGAAATAGACCACACGCTGCTCCCCCGTATTCGGGAGCCATGGCCACCCTTTCCGCTCATGAAACAGCTTCCATTCCTCCCAGCGCTCTGATCCGACGGGCACCGGCTCCATCAGCCCTGCAAACGCCTGCAGCGCAGGCGCCACAGAAACGCCCTGCCGATTTGCCGCCCGTTCATGCATCGCGTTCACCACAGGCCAGCCATAGCGGGCCTGCCGCTCCCGAAGCACTTCGTCAGCGTCAATGACACCCTGATCAATCATTCTGCGCTGCGCAGCCGTCATCGGGGGAGCGTCCTTCGGAGCAACGTTCAGGAACTGCTTCACGCGCACCAGCCCCCACAACGCACCCCATGGCTTCGCCAAGAGGTTTTCCGGAGCACGCTCTTCCTGCAAAACCACACCCTTCCAGAGCTTTTCGGAGAAGTACGTCGAGGGAGCCGGCACATGCCGTTTGCCCTGAGACTTCAGCAGCGCAAACCAGCGATCACGCTTGCGTTCAGCGTCGGCGCGCTCATCCGCCGTAAGCGCAAACCATGGACGCATTGCCGGTTTCTTCGGCATCCCGGCAAACCCCGGCCAATCTTTCACCACCCGCCAGAACGCCCGTTCCACCGATTTGGTATCCTCGCTCTGCGATCCATCTTCCGGGTTTTCCAGATCATCCCTCTCTCGCGCGCCTTCGCGCGCCCTCTGAGAGGCTCTATTGGTAGGTTCTATGGGAGGTTCTTCCTTATAGGCCCGGAACTGATTGCCGGTAGGCGTGTCGTCAACTTCCGGTAGGTCGGCGCCTGATTGCCGGTTGGTCCTACCGGCAGATTCTGCCGGTAGGCCATCAGTGACGGCCGCGTCTGAACCTTTGCCACTCCGGCAACGCTCCACCCCATCAAGAACGCTCACATCCAGCTTGAGCACGATCATGTCGGCAGCGCGCGCGCCGTTGCGCCGGGTGCGTCGCGTGCGGGCGATCAGCCCCCAGTCCTCCAGCCGCTGCAGCCATTCGCGTGTGGTGCGCTCGCTCACTTCCGCATCCTGCGAAAGCTGCTCCTGGCTCGGCCAGCAAGCCGCGTTCTCAGCGTCGGCATAGTCGGCAAGGCAAAGCAGAATCGCCTTTGCAGCCGGCGAGCCGAGGCGCTGCTCTTTCGCCCATGCAGATGCTTTCCAGCTCATTCCGCCGCCTCCAGCGCAAAATCATTGATGGCAGAACCGCCCCATTGGTCGGCCATGGCTTCCGCCATGCCGGGGAAGAAGCGGCTGCGCTCCTTCCCGCGATCCGCGCCCGGCGACATGCGCCACACGCGGTTCCAGCGCTTCCATTCGTCACTGCCCTTTTCGGGCTCCGGCAGCCGGTCGATCTCTGCAAGGGCAGGAAGCCCGCGCAGATACCAGCCCGTCGCCTTGTATTCCGGATGCCCGAACCAGAACGGCTGCACGATCTGCGGGCGCGGCAGGTCCGCCGGCATCCGGGCCTTGGCAAGATCGTGCATTTCCGGGTTTTCAATCGCCACGCGGGGAATGGGCGCGCGCCAGCAGGCAACGAACAGGTCAACGCCCTGTTCGAACTCCGCTTTCATGCTCTCCCACGTGCGCCCCTTGGGCAGCTTCTTGGGCGGCGTCATATTGCCCGCACCGGACAGCCAGCGACGACCAGAGCGACAAAGCCTTGTGCATGGCGGATGCGCGACAATGAGCAGATCCCAGCCGTCATGCAGGATCTCGCGCACATCGCCGACGATATGCCGGTTGCTGCGGTCATCCGCAGGCAGCAGGTCGCAGGACCACGCATCATGCCCGCGCGCGGCAAAGGCCCGCCGCACGATGCCCGAATACTCGCATCCGACAAGAACGCGGAGACCATTCATCCCACAGCCCTCCAGGCCTTGAATGCAGCCCTGAGCGCCTTCCAGCGCTCGGCCGCATGTCCATTTCCGTTGAGTTCGCGCCGCGAGGTGATCGCGAGGATCGAGCGCAGCTTCACCACCGCGCGGTCCTTCGTCAGCGGCGATTCCAGCCCGTGCTGCTCCGCCAGAAAGCGGCGGAAGGCGGGCTCATCGCATTTCATGGTTGCCTCGGCGGCAAAGTCGCGCGGTGCGGCCTGCCGGGCCGGTTCGGCCTGCTGGCGCTTGGCCGCTCCCCTGCGCGCCTTCTCAATGGCGCGATCCACCAGCCCCAGCAGAAAACCGGCCATCTCCGGCGCGTCGGCGATGAAGGCGATTTCGTCAAACGTCGCGCGCGGCGTGAACCGCGCCAGCTCGACAAACGCGCCATGCTCATCGCGCGCTTCCAGAAACTCGCCATGGTCATCCATGGAGCGGTGCCAGCGCGCAGGCTGGATCCGCGCCAGCCTGTCGCGGGCTGCCTGAAGGAGCTGCAATTCGGTTCGGGGTTCTCTGGCGGCCATGTTCATTCGGCTGCCTCCAGCGCCACAGCGGCAGCAGCCGCCGCACGGCGCTTCTGGTTCTGGCGGTGCGTCACAAGCTCCAGATGGCTTTCCCGCACGCAGAGGCGCTGCCGGCACTTGTGGTCGAGCTGCTTCTTGCCGGGAATGAACCCGTTCTCGTTCGTCCACGAAACCTTGTGCACGGCCACGGTCTGTCCATCGAGCGACATGCGGGCATACTGCCCGCCGCGCCCATCGCCGCTGGTCGGCCCGGTCCAGATATGGCAGGGCGTCTCATGGCCGGTGTCGACCACCTCGACGCGCGCCATAATCTTCTCGCGAATACGCTCACGCCGGCTCACGGGAACCTCCCGCGCTTGGTCATCACGGTTTTCAGCCGCCGCGCCGCCGCTTCGAGGTTCCTGCGCGCGCGGACTTCCGGCCCGCCGGAAAACTTCGCCTGCTGCAGTCGATCAAAGGCCTCACCAACCTGACGACAGGCGTTCATGACCTCCTCATCCGCCTTGCGCACGATGACGCGCGGCGCAGGAACGCGCAGCTTCTCGACCTCTTCCATGAGCACCTGACCAACCACGCCGGCCAACCGCTTCTTGATGCCGTCGATCTTGTCGATGGGCGCCGTCATGTCCGGCCCCCATCAGCAAACGCGCCCAGCTGCGCGCCGAACTCGGCAAGCGCGTCGGCAACGGCGGGCTTCAAGCGCCCCTGCCCATCCCGCACCGAGCGCATGGCGTTGAGCCGCAACTCGAGATAGGCCTCGCCCGGCTCAAACTGCCGCTTGCGGCAGATACTGCGGATGACGCCCTGATACTTGCTCAGGATCATGTCGGGCGCAGCCAGCAGCAGCCGCGCGAGCGCACGGCTATCCTCGGCGTCATGCATCTGGCGCAGAATGGGGAGCATGGTGTCGGTCATTCCGCCGCCTCCACGCCAAAGAGCTCGGACTGCGCCAGGTTGACGCGATCCATCATGCGAAGGACCGTTTCGCCGGTATGGGCGCGGTCCCAGACAAACCAGCCATTCAGCATCGGCGGCGCGCCCTGCCCCGTGAAATCGATCTTCCAGCGCATCAGATAGACCCGTGCCGGTGGGCACCTGGCCCAGAGCGAGCCCAGTCCAGCAGCAGCCGGCCAAGACCAGCTCAGCAGGAGCGCCATGTATTCGACGTCCAGATCTTCAAGCGCATGACGGATCCAGCGGCCGCGCCCATCACGCCAGTTGCACTCGTTGAATGGAGGATTGGTCACTATCGCGCGGGAGGGTCGCGACGCCGCGGAAAACCCATAGAAGCTCTGGATCAGCGCACCACAACCACGATCCACCAGATCGGACATGAACACGTCATGTCCCTCCGCCTCCATTTCACGCGCCATCGCCCCGTCACCGCAGGCCGGCTCCCACAGCGTTGCGAAATCGCCAAGGCGTTTCCGCTCAGCGTGGAGCAGCGCGCGAGTGGGTTCAGGCGGCGTCGGGTAAAAGTCTTCTACCGCGCGCTCCAGCTCATCGACGACAATGACCTCGCCATCAGCCCCAACCACGGAAACCGGCTTGCTCTTTTTCCCGGTCGCCCGAAACAGCCCACGCGCGGATTGCGTCATCACGCCATCCCCAGCGCGGCTTTGTAGAGGTCGATCATCGCCTCTTCTTCCTGACGCTCCGCCGGATCCTTCTTCCGTAGGCGTATGATCGCGCGCACGGCCTTGGTGTCGAAGCCATTGGCCTTCATCTCGGCATAGACTTCCTTGATGTCGTCACCGACCGACTTCTTGTCTTCCTCCAGGCGTTCGACCCGCTCCACGAACGCGCGCAGCTGACCGGCGGCAACCGTGTTCACACAGGCCTCACCAGTCTCTTCCTCGGAGAACATCGCTTCATCGGTTGAAGCCTCGGGCTCAGGCTCTGTCGCCTTGCGCGCCGCAGCCTTTTTCGCCTTTGCGCCAGCCGAGTGTTTGGGCTCACGCGCGCTCCACGGATCATGCGCCATCACGCTCATCTCCTTCGGCTTCATCGGTTGAGGCCCGATACGTGTCACGCAGACGCCGCTGAATGCGCAGCAGCGCATCACGCACAGGCAGGTTGCGCTCCACGTCCATGCGCGCGGCGTCATCCGGCGCGCGCTTCGCCAGCGCGGATCCGGGCAGGATCAGGTTTGGGCTTTTCTCCTGGCTGCGCATCAGCCGGCCCTCGGCGTGATAGCGGCGAGCCAGAGCAGCAGGAGACAGAACAGCAGAACGGCAAAAGCCGCCGCCCGCCATGCGCGCGCCGCCGTCATGCCGCCTCCTCCGCCACGCTTTCGCAGCGGGCGAGATAGTCGCGGTGAAATGCGCAATAGCGGCTGTGCTGCCCGCCGCCGGCCCAGTTCTCGGGTTCCACGGCGGCGGCGCAGAAAAACGTGGTGCCCGACTTACGCCGCACGGGAAAGAGGCAGTAAGCCCCTTCGATCTCCAAAAGGCTGCGCCCGCCGGCCACACCAGCAGGTGCTTCCGGCGCATTGCGCTCCTGCACCATGTCTTCGACGGAGCGGATCATGCGCCGTTCCCAACGACGTGCAGCGGACCTTCTACTTGGACCCCGATCAGCGTGTCCTTTATGGCGGGTATCAGCCGCTCCGCACTCTGAAGCAGCCCAAGCAGGCGATTGGCTTCGCTAACCGTTATCACCCCGTCGGAGCGCGCTCGCGCAGTCTCGACGACAAGCCGGCTGACATGCTCCACCATCTCACCGACTTGGAGCTCAAGGTTGCTTTCAACCTCACACCGCTCGGTGCCGGTCGCCTCGAAGCCGAGGTGCCAAACCATCTCTTTGGAGACGACCGGACGGCGAAGGTGCCCCTCGACCTGCATGACCTCTGGCAGCGACATCAGGTCGGATGCTCTGTCGTCTTTCCATCGGTAAACTACCGACTTCGATTTATTGGTGAGCTCCATCACCTTCGGAACCCCCGCCTCCTCCACCAACTGTGCCTGTGCGTTTCGCAGCTTTCCGAGGGTTCTAGCGGTGAACTCGATCATGGGTTTTCTCCGGGCAAAAGCTTTCCCGCGCCGGGAAAACCCGGCGTCGTTTCCCGTGGCGGGAATGGATTGGTGCTGTCAGGGTGCGGGCATGGAACAGAAACCAGACACCCGCGAAATCATCGGCCTATGGCGGCGACCGGAGAGCGCCCCGAGGCACGCCCTCCGGCCCCTTCTCGCTCTCAGGGTTATGGCTGGTTGCAGGGGGCAGATTCGAACTGCCGACCTCTTGGGTATGAACCAAGTGGGATACCTCTTCCCTACCCTGCAGACACTGGTTTTCCGCACCTACCTCAAGGTCGCACACGGCGCGCAGAAGGCGCGGAATGCCCGCAGCCCTGGCGCGCTCGGCGGCCATGTCGGCAATCAGCGCGTCGACACTGGCGAACCTCTCATAGGCGGCAATCACTTTGAGCAGGATCATCATGGCCGGCGAAACGCAAATGGAAGAGGAGACCGCGCCCGCCGGGAAACGAGCCCCGAACCCCGCAGGCGCGGCCAGTGCCACATTTCCGGGGAGGAGGTCGGAAACGCGGTCTTGGGAGGAACAGTGCTGACGAAGCGCGGTCATTCGGCTGCCTCCACGGGTGCTAGGCAATCAGGATTCCTTGCAGCCAGGTTTGCCCTGTAGAGCTCATCCGGACAGGCGCCAGCCAATTGGATCAAAATATACCAATGGCGATCGCGCACACCGATGACTGGCCACTTGTAAACAGCATCTCGACGGATAGCCCCGCCCGACGCCTCTTCAATTGCCTTTGGGCCACCAGCGGCCTCTATGATCTCAGGGAGTAGTCGCATGACGCAATTCAATATGGAATTAAATTCCATAAATCAAGCGCGAAATTCCAGACATTCGGAATTAATTTCAAACTATGGTCCCGGCATGACTTGGGATAAGCGCTTAAGAGAAGCCTTTAAGGCTACGGGTTGGTCGAAAGCAGAGCTGGCACGACGCGCGCAGCTCTCATACGACAACATCAACAAATACCTCGCAGGCGCAGTAAAGCAGCCACGCGGAGACGCCCTAGATCGCCTAGCTGGAGCACTCGGGATCGACCCAGTATTCCTCGAACGCGGCATCGACGCAACGACCGGCCACACCGAAGTTCCCGTTATGGGATACCTCGGAGCGGGTGCTGAGGTGGAGCCTGAGTTCGAACAAGTACCACCCGAAGGCATTGACCAGGTCGAGATCCCATTTCCACTTCCCGACGACATGATCGCCTTCAAGGTTCGCGGCGACTCAATGCTTCCTGCATACAAAGACGGGGCCGTAATCGTCGTCTATCGAGACCAGCAGAAGCCACTCACCTCTTTCTATGGTGAAGAGGCGGCGGTCCGCACATCCGACGGTAGACGCTTCATCAAGACTGTCATGCGCGGAAACAACGGCTTCGTGAACCTTCTTTCATGGAACGCAAGCCCCATAGAAAACGTCCATCTAGAATGGATCGGCGAGATATTCGCCGTCATCCCACCCTCCGCGCTTGTAAGCGTTGGGCGCTCAAACGGCACAAACAAAGCCTAGAAATCACAACCATCGCATTTCCGACCCAGCCTTCGCATGGGCATGACATGGAATTTAATTCAAGATTTGATTGACATTGGAATTTAATTCCATATCTTTTGTTCGTTCCCCACCCCAGGGCCGTATCGAGCAATCCCCTCCGTTCGGTACGGCCCACCTTGGGGCCACCCGAACGGAGAGATGCAATGATCCAGTTTCAGAAGGCCGACACTTCGGCCACAGAAGCCGCCCACATCGAGACCAACCCCGTGAAGCTTATGGCCGACGCCATGCTGGTCATTCAGGGCGGCGGGCGCACGGTTGACCGCGATGCCCTTTCCCTTGAGGGCTTTTCCGCAGCCGAGATCGACAAATACGGCGTCGAGGCCCGCGACCTCGCCAATGCTCTGTCGCAGAGGCGGGCGGCATGAGCGAAACGAAAACCATTCTCAGAAAGCGACTGGTGGAAGCTTCATTGTCATCTAACCAGCCATATCCCGACCACAACCAGAACGACGGCCAGCACCCCCCACCTGAGACGCGTTCCGTCCTTGGACTGCGGCGGCTGGTCCAGCGCGTCCGGTACGACCAGGGCCGCGCTCCTTGCGCGCAGCTCGGTCGGAGCGGAGCCGCGTCGAGGCTCCAGATACTTGAATTCGGGTGGCTGAGGATTGGAAAGCAGGCCGGCGTCGAACAGCTCTTTGAGCACGAACGCGTAGACCGCAGAATCGACACTGTCTCCCCGGAGTTCCTCCCCCCTTGGAGTAACAAGCGTGCCAAACCAGCGAAAATGCACCGTAGAGTTGCGAGCCACCCACCCCAAGGACAGCGTCAGCCGCTCATCTGCCGCGATACGCCCGCCGATTGTCTTGAAGTAACCATCGAGAGGACCGCGTGGACAATCCGCATTGCGGTCAAACGAATTGCGATGAACCCTGTAGGCGAACCACGCTCCAAGGCTCTCGATGCTGTCCCGCTCGAGGAGTGTGAACAAAATGGACTTGTAGATCGTGGCCTTCGAGGCAAACCGCGACACTTCCACGCGCAAGGCGGCGGCTATCACAAAGTCCTTCACATCGGCGACAGCGCGCCCCTCGAAGAGATTGGAGACCAGGTCGGATGCCTCTCTTTTATTCAAGCCCAACGGTATGGCGACGCCACGATCAATGAGAAGCTCCAGCTGACGCTCCGTGGCGGGAGGATATGGAAGAGGCCTTATCTCCGTGACCTCAACATCGTTATGGGAAAGTGTTTCCCGCAATTCATCCTCATCAAAGGCGCTCAGTTTTTTCCTGTTGGTCCGCCCCGTTTCCTGATTCACAAAGCGATATTCAAAGACCGGCAATTCCCCTCTCCCTTCCAAGGAGCATGGGCACACCATGCCACGATGGAGAGCGCGCGCAAACCGCAGCGATTTCGAGCAGCGAATCGGTCAGCCAGACTCTTCTATCGCCTCCGCAAAATGCGGGCAGTTCAGAGGATCACCACCATGTTCAGCCGCGAACTCGCAGAGTCTCATCTTTTCGAGTACATCTTCATCGACGTACTCTCTCTTGCCTGTATCAACACAAGTCGCCTCGAAGCCGCATCGACGGCAGGCAACGAATTGCACAGTCATGGGATCTCCCCTTCTCATCAGAGAAACATACGCAGCCAACCGAAGGGCCGCGGGCAGATCCCCCCTCACCACGAATTAGTTGAACACCCTGATCAGGAAAACACAAGGCAGAGCGCCGTTCCCTCCCGCGGGAGAATGTGGAGTGGCATACTGGCCTCTTTGGCGCGCCGCCGAGTCGAGCGCGCGGCCATGATGGCGCTGGCCTTCGCCTATGGCGTCTGCCTGCCGCTCATCTACGCGACCACGTGATGAGGGCCGCGTCATGTCTCCCGTCCTCGCCACTCTCGCCGGCGCAGCGTTCGGTCTTTGCCTTGTCGCAGCGCTGATCATCACCCTGAAACGCCGCGAGCGCCGCACCGGCGCCGACGATTTCCTTTCAGACAAGAACGATTGGGGAATGTGATGGCTGCGCAGCCGCCGCCGCTGACCAAGCGTCAGCGCCACGTCCTTTTTCTGCAGGGCGCGCTGAACCGCATAGCGCACTGCTACACCCCGCCTGCGCGGCCTGATGCACTGGCCGAGTTCCTGCTCGGCGGCGAAATGGTCGACCGCGGCTACATCGCGATCACCGATCTGGCCGGCGCGAAATCCTTCATCGACGACATAAGAACAGGCCGCAAGCCAATCCGGGAGGAAGCCCATGGCTGACCGCACGAAAATCGAATGGACCGATGCAACATGGAACCCGATCACCGGTTGCTCTGTCGTCTCCCCCGGCTGCACGAACTGCTATGCCATGCAGCTCGCCGGAACCCGCCTGAAACACACTCCTTCCCGGAAAGGTCTCACCAGCCCCAGCAAGGCAGGGCCAGTCTGGAATGGGCAGGTTCGGTTCAACCGCGAGTGGCTTGAACAGCCACTGCGCTGGAAAAGGCCACGCATGGTTTTCGTCTGCGCTCACGGCGACCTGTTTCATGAAAGCGTGCCCGACGAATGGATCGATCAGATCTTTGCCGTCATGGCGCTTTGCCCGGAGCACACATTCCAGGTGCTGACGAAGCGCGCGCGGCGCATGCGGGAGTATCTTCACATTCGCGAGCATCAAATCGTCGCAGCGTCTTTGAAACTCCCAAGGGCGCTGACGCGCTGGCCACATTTGCCGCTGCCGAACGTCTGGCTGGGTGTCTCGGTTGAGGATCAGACCAGAGCCGTCGAACGCATACCCGATCTACTTCAAGCGCGCGCGGCAGTGCGCTTCGTCTCCGCCGAGCCGCTGCTCGGGCCGCTAGACCTTACATCGATGGAAGTCGGCGAAGGAACGATAAATGCGCTCAATCCCACACCATGGGCAGAGGAACTGGAGAACTGGCGCGACACCGAAGAAGAATGGGAAGAGTCTTTCCTCGACTGGTATTACCTCGACACCATCCCGACCAAGGGCGACATGTACCCGACACTGGATTGGGTGATTGCCGGAGGGGAAAGCGGCAGCGCCGCCCGCCCCATGCATCCGGAATGGGTGCGCTCACTTCGCGATCAGTGTGCAGCTTCCGAGGCTGCTTTCTTCTTCAAGCAATGGGGCGAATGGACCACCGCCGCAGGCGCACCTGCCTCGCAGCATATCGGCCACGTGTTTGATGACGGCTTCCAGATGATCCGTATGGGCAAGAAAGCGTCCGGCCGCACGCTTGATGGCTGCGAACACAATGAAATGCCCCAGCCGCGCGAGGTGCCTGCGTTATGACCATCGAAACCCATGACGGCCGCACGCAGGTCACCTGCGACCACTGCCCGGCCTGCTACCCGAACACCTACGCCCGCGACGATTTCGACGTGATGATCGCCGACGCAAGAACGGCCGGCTGGCGCATCGTGAAGGCGAAGGTCGACCCGGCAAGCGGCGAAGGCACGGCCGAGCTTTTTGGCCAGACTCCACGGATAGCCGGGGCGAAACTAAGGAGACAGCCCTATCTCCACGTCTGCCCGAACTGCCAGTCGCTGCCTGAAGAGCATCGGAGGATCTAGGTATGAGCCGCGCACTCGCGCTTACACAAAGACAGGTCCGCGCCCTTTGTGAGGGGGCGAAGAAGGCGGGTTTTGCCCCCATTGTTCAGATTGGCAACGTCCTGGTACGGCTTGTTCCGGAGGAGCACGCCATCCCCGAACGCCCAGACGGCAAGCTTGACAAAGAAGAACAGGGCTATTTCTGATGTCGGATATGCCGCGTCGTCGCAAACCATATATCCAGAAGGAAATCACACGCCACAACACGACAGTGTGGTATTTTCGGCGCGGAAAAGGCCCAAGGATCAGACTCCCTGGCCCCTATGACAGCGATGAGTTCAATGCAGCTTACGAGGCTGCACTTTCCGGCGAAACACAACACCGCCGCTCCTCGCTGCTGGAACACAGGCAGGGGTCGGTAGCCTGGCTCATCCGACAGTACCGGCTCTCTGCTGCATACCGGAATCTTGCCGACATCACGCGAAAGAATCGTGACGCGATCCTGAAACAGGTCGAGCAGACCGCGGGCAACCTCACTGCGGCAAAAGTCACGTCGGACCACATTCGGGCTGGATTGAAACGGCGAGAAGGAAAGCCAGGATCTCAGCGCAACTTCCTTCGCGCCATGCGACACCTTTTTCAGTGGGCGGTGCCAGAGCACGTGCCATCCGATCCGACGGCGGGGGAAAAGGTAAGGATGCCGAAAACTCAGGGACACGCACCATGGTCCGTCGACATGATCGACAGATACCACACCAAGCACAAGCTGGGGACGAAGGCGCGGCTAGCGATGGACCTAATGCTCTATACGGGCCTTCGCCGATCAGACGTGGTCAGACTGGGCCCTCAGCATATACGTGACGGTGTGTTGACGATCAGGCTCAAGAAGTCGCAGGAACTTACCGAAGTGATCCTGCCCGTGCTTCCTCCGCTGAAGGAGAGCATCGACGCCACGGAAGTGGGTGACCTGGCGTTTCTGGTAACGCAATACGGGAAACCATTCACTGCCGCCGGTTTTGGCAACTGGTTCGCGGATCAATGTATTGATGCCGGCGTCGAGGGGCGGGCGCATGGCCTGCGCAAGGCAGCAGCAACCTTCGCGGCAGACAATGGCGCCACGCCTCACGAACTGATGGCGATCTTTGGATGGCAGAATCTCAAGGAGGCGGAGACTTATACAAAGGCCGCCGATAGGAAGCGCGCAGCTTTAAAGCGTGCGCATCTCATTCTCAGGTCCAAAGCATGA